AGCCCCGTACGCTATTCGCATCGCCAAACAGGAATTAATCGACAGCATCTTGACATATGCACAGCTCAAGGCTATCGCCGAAATCGAATCCGAGTTCGCGCCAAAGCTCGCCGCCGCTGAAGAACAGGCCGCAGCGCAAGCACAGCTAGAGGAACTAGCTGGCGGTGCGTCTCAAACAGAGGCGAAGGTTGCTCAAAATGCAGCTAGGCTTGGCCTTAATAAGCAATTAATCCCCGTGCTAGAAAATAATCTTAACACCGCTAATATAGCAGGTAGAGAACTACCACGCTTACAAGGTGAAGCGGATAGGCTAGCTGCTGCGGCGGGTAATAAGGTTGAGGACGTTCGACGCTTTACAGCGGCTGGCGAACGGGCGGGTGAACGCGCCGCAAATACCTATCCTGTTGTAGGTCAGCCTAGAGTTCCAGGTAGGTATACCTACATGGGAGAGCTAGAGCAAAAAGCAGAACAGGTAGCGGAAACCGCGGCTAGAGGATCCCTAACATTTGGCGAAGCGGGTAGGTTTGCTCAAGCAGCAGCAGATAGCTTAGCGGCGCATGGCTTAGCTCCGTTAGAGACAGCGCCAGTTATAGCTAGCATATTAGGCAGGGCTAAAGATCCAGCTCATGCGGGTAATAACCTTCTGGAAAGTACGTTAGCCAACGTAGCCAACGATATAGCTAAATGGACTAATAATGGCGGCGTTATAGACGCACGGGCGTTAGATAGCATCCGTAAAAACTCAGTCAACTCCGCCGTGCAGCGCCTACTTCCTGGAAGCGATGAGGCCGCCCAACAGAAAGCGGCTGCTGGTGTGATGGCTGAAGTTAAGCCTATGATAGTAAAGGCTATAGAAGATGCTGGCGGTAAGGGGTATGGTCAATATCTGGCTGACTATTCCGCAGGGCGGCAGCTTATAGACCAGCAGAAGCTAGGTGCTACAGCGCTAGACTTGTTCAAAAACTCGCCAAAGGAGTTCGTGTCTTTGGTTGAGGGCAATTCCCCTAAAGCGGTAGAAAAGATATTTGGCCCAGGAAGCTACAACATAGCTAAAGAAATGAGCGCTCAAGCTATGGAAACGCTGCGCGGTGTGGCTAATCAAGTCTCCCGTACTGCTGAGATGGCTAAGCAAGCTAAAGCTGGGTCTGTGGCGTACGAGGACGCTATCAGGCGGTCTGCTGAAGGTATGCCCCGTATTAATATGCTTAGCCGTAAAGCAACGCTAGCTAACGAAGCGGTAGATATACTTGAGTCTAAGCTAAATAAAAAGGTAATGAACGAGCTTGTTAAGGGTATGGAGTCTGGCAGAACTTTAAACGAACTGCTAAACATAGTGCCTTCTTCTCAGCGTAACACTGTACTTAACGCGTTACAAAAAATTGGCGGTTCACCGTCCGGTGCAATCTTTATGACATCACCCAACCAAAACAACTTAGGAGCGCAGCAATGACAGGCCAAGAATTATTCAACTACGTAGGGGGTGCTTTACTAACCGTACTTGGATGGCTTGGGCGACAGTTATGGGATGCGGTGGCAGAGTTAAAGAAAGACGTTAAGCAGATAGAGATAGACCTACCGACGAGCTATGTTAATAAGGACGATATGACGGCGCGGTTCGATAGGCTTGAGGATCTACTGCATCGGTTGTTAGACAACAAGCAAGATAAGGGGCAATAATGTTTACTCTGTTCACCACCATAGTCAGCTTTCTCACAGCAGGCGTGCCGAAAGCACTTAACTTCTTTCAAGATCGTGGCGACAAGAAGCACGAGCTGGAGATGGCGCAGTTGCAGTTGACTAGGGAATTAGAGCTACAGAAGGCAGGATTAGCAAGTCAAGTTAAAATCGAGGAGATTAAATATGACGAGATACAGACGCAAGCGGCAAGCAGCGAGAGGGAAGCTCTCTATCAGCACGATATTGAAATCGGTAAGGGAGCGTCAACATGGGCTGTTAACGCTCGTGCTATGGTGCGTCCTGTTATTACTTATGGCCTTTTTTGTCTCCTAGTATTCGTTGAGATCTTTGGGTTCTACTACTCGATCAGCACCGGCGTTACCTTTCCAGTAGCCATGAGTATGCTGTGGGATGAGGACATGAAGATTGTATGGGCTAGCGTGTTATCTTTCTGGTTCGGTAGCCGTGCGTTTAACGGTAAGTAATTATCTCTAAACAATGTATATACGATGTATAAACCACAGCAGTAACTAATTGTTTGTACAATGAAAACTTCACCAAATGGGTTGCAGTTAATTAGAAAATATGAGCTTCGTATATTGGATACATCTAGATAGTCATTTAGACATAACCACAGATGGCTATGTTGGGGTGGCTAATGACTTTGAAGGTAGAATGAAAAGGCACGCCACGCATACAGCTAAAGATAGCACACATTTTGCAAGAGCAGTCAGACTGCACGGCTGGCTAAATTTAGTTAAAGAAGTTATATATCAGGGGGCTAGGGCTGAATGTATGCGTACAGAGCAGCTATTGCGGCACAGTTATCAAATTGGCTGGAATGAAGCTATTGGCGGTCATGGCGGTGGTCATATCTCTACTAGCCCTGCATATAAGAATAGGGTATTTCACGGATGGTCATACGATAAGAATGGGGCGCGTAATCCTTTTTATAATAAAACGCACTCCAAGGAATTTATATCTAGACAAAATATATCTAGGTCAACATCAATAATAACCATGCCAGACGGGGAAGTGCTGTACGGTTTTAAAGCATTAGGTAGAAAACTAGAAGTACATAAGGTAACTGCAAAACGAATGGCTTTACTGCAAGGATGGAAAATTGAAAATAAGCCCCTTGGGATTAGCGTTAATTAAGTATTATGAAGGGTACAGGACTACTCCGTATCGCTGCGCTGCTGGCAAAATTACAGTTGGTTACGGTCATGTTATTGGTAATGGCTTGCAGCTACCTGACGAATGGAATCGTAAATTTTCTCTGGGGGAAATAGATGAGCTACTTAGAACAGACCTGGCTAGATTTGAACAGGGTGTGTCACGTTACTGTCCCGTGTATCTCACTCAATCTCAGTTTGATGCTCTTGTTAGCTTTAGCTTTAATCTCGGCTTGGGCGTACTTCAAAGATCCACATTAAGACAAAAGATTAACCGAGGTGATGCAGATGCTGCTAAAGTTATACTGAAGTATAATATGGCAGGTGGCAGAATACTAAAAGGCTTGACTAGAAGAAGGCAAGCCGAGTACAGGTTATTTACAGGTACTTCCGTTTAAGGTATTCCAACGATAGCGGCATTTCGTCGAACTCGCCGTCCCTAACCTGGTTCAGCATATAGCACCCCCTCCAGTGGTTGTTGCCCTGTAGCCCCAGATATTCCTCACTATGCTCATAACACGATCCTGAGAGAATAGCTGTTAGGCTTCTACCGTCTGCCCTCTTGCCGTAAGATATAAGCCTGCCCTGCTGATGAAAGGCAAAACAGCTTTGGTGCAGTTTGGACAACAACGCAACCGCCGAGCAGATCGGTCTACCCATAATTCCAGAAGTAAAGTAGTGGCTATACGCTACTCCATCCACGACGATGACCTCCAGAAAAGCGGACACCTTAAATCCGTGCAGTTCGTACCCCAAGTCCTGAACCGAGATTAGCCCTTCCAACTTACGATCAGACTCAATCGCTCGGCTAATTCTGTTCTCATGGTTGCCCAGAGTCAGATAAAGCTCCGGAATCCACATTTTAGCCTTATTTCGCCTTTGTCTGTGGATCTCAGAATGGATGGGCTTCATTAAGGCATCCATAGCGCTCTTGGCTGCGTTAACGTCAGATTGATATGTCCTACCCTCAAAAGATTTTTTGCCGACGTCATACGACGATAGGGAGGGGAGATCTGCGAAGTCCCCTCCTACAATTATGACATCTGGGTGCTTTTCGGCTGCGTACAGTCCAATGGCAGTTAAAAATGCAAAATCAATGTCACTTTTAGCCTGCACATCTGGAATGACCAGATGCCTCCTAGACTTAATCACTTGTGACAGCGCCTATTGAAGTCCGTCATAAATATCTCGATGGTCTTGGCTATATCCGTAGCCACCGAGGGGGTGGGGGTGAACTTGCTTTCGATAACATATTTGTTACGGCTACGCAGATACTCGATAGATTCTGCGCGTTTCTTTTCATTGTACTCAGTCATAACCATTTCCTTCCATATAACTACGAACTCCAGAATGTGCTACCTTCCTCAACTCAGGGGATAACACGCCGTACTTCTTTCTCAACACATCACCTGCATGAACTATTCTGCCTCCGGTAGGGCTTTTGATCTTCGGATCCCCCACGTAGTACGTACCCGTCCTACCACCACCTTTGCCTATCATAACGGACTGAACCTCCCCTTTAAGTTTGACTAGCCTATTATTTACTTGGTGTATCGTCAAGTTAGTGCCAGCCACAATCATCGGTTTACTGCACCCAGGGTGAGCTGATATGTAATCAATTATGATTTCACACATTTCAGCTCCTCTAGCTGTACCTTAATGTCCTTAATCCGAAAGTAGTTGCCTTGCTTACCTTCGAGCGCTTCGAGTTCTTTTCTCAGGTTGTAATCTAGCCATGCTATGTCTTGATCGCTCATTTTACCCTCGCTAGTATAAAGTTAACAGCAGCATCAACTACCACCACCACGCAGTACAGCGGAAATATCACTACGTACAGTATCATAAACAACCCTACACATCGTAAGTAATCAGTCATTATATTCTCCTCCTTCAATAGCAATCATATTGTTTAAACATTCAGGGCAAAAGGATAGCTCCTTATCTTCAAAGTCTCCCGTTAGCCCTGTCCCCGCGTCAAAGTCCCAACCACACACCAAACATATCTCAGTCATTCTTAGTATCTCCTTATTAGCCGCCTTTGCCTTCGCTGCGACTATTCTGTTAACGTAGTCTGTAGTCCAGGTTTTAGACTTTTTGCTCATATTTCTTCCAACCTTTTAGCGTACCACGCTGCCTTGCCCATATCATCGCCGCCCTTTTTACGCGACGCATACTTTAAGACGTTACCGCGTAGGTAACCCTTAAATTCTTCAGCCGTCAGCTTGGCCTTGATGTAGTCTATAGTCTCTATACCGCCGGTCAGGTAGTGTGGTGGGCTGTTAACCATGTCTATACTAGACTTATCAATCCAGTAGGTAGGCTCGTTAGCCTCCATAGCCACTTTAGCCTCAGTAATCTCCTGCCATGTATAGCCGTAGTCCTTAATCATTTTATTCTGTACCTCCAAGTGAGTAGTACAATCAGTCCTTATCTTTCGATAAATGTCATATATCTCATTCATGGTGTTTTTCAACTATAGTGTTCAGTAGATCAAACGCAGCCACCTTGTCCGAACTCATCTTGGTGTACTGCCCCTTGCTGCACGCTATGCTCAACAGCACCAACTCTTGCGTTGTTGCCTTGCCCAATGCGTCTAGTATTGAAAAAGACTTGCCCTTAGTGCTATACTCGTACGTCATTTACTTCCCCTTAGATTGTTTATATGCAGTATCCCAAGCCTTACCCCCACACACCAGTTCAGCCCTCTCTCTCCCAGGTATTACCCACCTTGGTTCTAACACTATCTTGTGGTAGCAGTCGCAGTAAGGCTGTACCAGATGCGGTGGCAACTTCTCTATGCCCTTGTTGGGGCAAGCGAATACATCCGTCATCGCTATCATCAGAATAACTGCTATTGCGATTAGTGCTAAGTCGAGGAAGTCTCTCATGCTCGTCTAGCCTCCTTCAGTATATCTATACGTTCTCTAGTAGCCCGCAGTACGCTATACCTTTGATGCAACCTCTCTAGTATAGAGATCCGCTTAGACCCCACACGTTCATCATCTAGCAGCTTCAACACCTCTGCCTCAGTTAGAGCGTACAACTTATCATTTAGACTTCGCCATGTTAGCAATTTTAGCCTCCAATTTTGTGACTACATCAAATATTCTGACCAGAGCTTTCTTCGAGGCGTTGTACTCACGCGCCCTAACCCTCATTTCTGCTTTAGCCGCCTTTAACTTCGTTTTCACCTTAACTCCTCCGTTGCAATGTCAGACAATGCTCTTTTATCCGCAAGCGCACCCCATATACGCTCGTCAATCGTTTTGTTCGTTATTAAAATATAGCACCATACTGCGTGTTCTTGACCTGACCTATGCAAGCGTCCAACAGTCTGCTCGTATAGTTCTAATGACCACGGTAGAGACAAGAATATGATCTTGCAACCACCGTACTGTAGATTCAATCCATGCCCCGCAGACTTGGGGTGGACTAAAAGCAGTTCTATCTCGCCTCTGTTCCATCTAGCTACCGCGTCAGGGCAGTCTAGCGTGAGGGCTTTGGGATACCGGCGCTGTAGTTCAGCCAGTTCGCCTTTATATGTATACGCTATAATTGTGTTGGCGTGTTGATTTTCTTCCAAAACGCTATCTAATAAATCAAATTTATGTGTTGACAACCAGAGGGTGCTTCGTGTAGAGGTGTACTTACCTGGAACTGGTGACGCTACGCTGTCGCTGTCATATATGAACCCACTGGCCATCTGCTGTAGCTTCCCTGTGACTACGCCTGCGTTAGCTGCCACGGCTGTAGCTGTAGGAAACTCCACAACAAAGTCCTTCTTCATCTTGTTGTAGTCCTTGAGATCCATGTCGCAGCGCATCTCGACAACGTGCAGGGGTGGTAGCTTGTCCTTGTACAGCTTGGACTCTAGCAGAAACGTAGCAGGCTTGATGATAGCCATAACATTCTCTAGCGCACCTTTACGTGCAGCCCATTCGCCGTACTCCTTATTGATAAGCACAAAGTGCTTCTGTAGAAACGCACCCTTAGACCTTCCTAGTAGCGACTTGTCCACGATCTTGCATTGACCGAACACATCCTCTAGGCCGTTACTGGTGAATGATCCTGTCAAGCCCCAACGTATCTGTATGTGGTCTATCTCGCTGAACAGCGCCTTGAAGCGTTTGCCTGATGGGTTCTTCAGTCTAGTTAGCTCATCGAACACAATGCCGTCAAAGTCTAGATGTGGTATAGACTTCAGGCTATCGTAGTTCATTACTACTACGTCAGCCTTAGAGTCAAACGCAGCCTGCCGTATTCTGGGCGTGCCTACTGCTACAGCTAGCTTTAGCGTAGACCACTTAGGCGCTTCTATCGGCCAGACTTCCTCGCACACACGTTTAGGCGCTATGACCAGATACCGGCCACCGCGCTTCTCCATAGCGTGTAGAGTCAGCGCAGTCTTGCCAGCACCAACTGCCGCCAGTACCATAGCACGGTCATGGGCTAGCAGAAAGTCAGCGGCCTCTACTTGGTACGGTCTAAGTTCCATTCGTCTATTCCCTCTTTCGTCCATAAGCACGCATACTTCTGATTAAGCCGCTTCATCTCGGCTGCGAATATTTTTTGTAGTTCTGACAACCTACCGCCCTTAGTCTTTAACTCTATAAACCATGTCTGGCCGTCCAAGCATACAATCCTGTCTGCTACTCCCTTGCGTCCAGGAGAGGTGAACTTGTACGTTCTGCCACCTGCTCTATCTACCGTCCAGACTAGGTACTTCTCTATCTCGCTTTCTTTCATCTACTCACCGACGAGCTTAATGAGAGCCTTGTACTGTCTACGCATCATTGTCCTATGCTCTATGTCGTAGTGATCCTTGTCCGTCATCTCATCATGGTTGGCGTGGCCTCCCTCCCTGAACGTAGACAGCACGTACCTAGCTTCATCTAATAATTCTTCATCTGTCCAATCTGTCAGCTCTCTCTTGTCATCGCTCGCGCAATTTTCTAGCGTGGTCATCAGCTCCCATATATCCATGCACTTTTGAAGCGTCGTTTTTTTCATGTCAGCCCTCTGTGGTTTAAGTTAGTCTTCCTCGTACACAACTTCAACAATTTTTCCTGTGGCCTCAATCGGCATCCCGTCTTCGTCATGCAGTGAGACTGTAGCCGTCTTACCCAAGTAAAACTCCGCTGGGACTCTGCCCATTGTGCCGTCTGCCAAATATACTATCGTCATTTTGACTCTCCTCTGTAGTTAATGCTACAGTTAAATAATACTCCGTCTAGAAAATCGCGTATTGATCTAGATCAAACTTATTGCAGATTTATATTGATATATGTCAAGGTTTTGTCATTCTCTATGGACGGACTATATAACATAAAAAAGTTATTGACAAGTCTTTTCTTTAAGTTTATTATTCGTTCTCCATTAATCGAAAGGTAAACTATGAAACATTCATCTATAGTCGGAGGCTCAACAGCCAAGCGTGTTATCAACTGCCCAGGATCAGTAGCACTATGTGCTACGATGCCTGCTAGAGCCTCAAGCAAGTACGCTGACGAAGGTACGCTACTACATAATGTCATCGCTGAGATGCTGACATCAGACAAGCCGTTACTGGACTACCTTGGCACAACCTACGCTGATGAAGTGCTGACCGAAGATTTACTAAAAGACAAGATACTGCCTGCGTTATCAGCCCTTGAGGAGATAGATCCTGACCATACTATGCAGTTTGCTGTAGAGACAAGCGTTAACTTCGGTCAGCTTATGCCCAAGGTGTTCGGTTCTACAGACCTTATTGGCAGAATGGGTACTAAGGCTGTCGTGCTTGACTGGAAATTCGGTAACGGCCTGATAGTAGAAGCCGCAGAGAATGAACAACTTATGTTCTACGCAGCAGCGGCCATGAGAACAGAAGCAACTTTATGGGCATTTAAAGATGTGACCGAAATAGAGTGTATAATAGTGCAACCGCCTAGCATCAAGCGGTGGACTACAACACCTGACAGAGTTAAGGCTTTCGAGCGTGAGTTAACTAACGCTGTCAGAGAATCAGCCAAGCCCGAAGCTACACTTAAATCAGGCGATCATTGTCGTTGGTGTTCTGCTAAGCCAGTATGCCCACAGATGACAGGAGCAGTAGAGCGAGCGCTGAAGGTTAAAGTATCTAGCCTTGACGCTCCCGCTATCTCAGCAGCGCTAAAGGACGCAGACCTACTAGAGGGATGGATAACTGACCTTCGTGCGTTAGCATTTAAGATACTAGAGTCAGGCGGTACAGTCCCAGATTATAAGTTAGTGGCCAAGCGTGCTATCCGCAAATGGGTGGACGAGAGCAAAGCAGCGGATTGGCTTGATAGTAACGGCGTAGTACCCTTTACCGAAGATATACTCAGCCCTGCTCAAGCAGAGAAGGCGCTGAAAGAGAAAAAGGTGGCATTGCCCTCCGAGTTAATCGTGGCAGTATCATCTGGCAACACCCTCGCAACTAGGAGTGATCCTAGACCAGAGGTGCTTCAACTAGCTCAGCATCTTGCTAAGCTATCATTAATGTAAAGGAAATTAAATTATGTCAAATGTAATCGCTTTTTCAAACGCAGGACTTCCAGATGTATCTACATTGTCAACTGCCCTACGCACACTTGAAGTAGAGGTGGGTTCGGCGGGTACTGTAATCATTAAGATGGATAAGACAGGCCATTGGGTTTACGGTGCAGACCAAACGGAAGTGGATGACGCAGCAACTTGGGTGGTCAACCCATTCTCTTTCATCCACGGCTTTATTGCTTGGGGTGATGGAGAAGTGCTGGGTGAGAAGATGGTCAACGTCAGTCAGCCATTGCCAGAGCTTGACGTATCTCCAGCAGGCGCTAAGCGTGGGTGGGAAACTCAGGTAGGCATGAGCATGAAGTGCTTAACTGGTGATGATGCCGGAATGGAAGCTACATTCTCTACAACGTCAGTCGGTGGTAAGCGTTCTGTGCAGGCGCTAGCTGTTGCCATTGCTAATCAAGTAGAGAAGGATCATACAAAGCCTGTGCCGGTGATTAGCCTGAAGAAGGAACACTATCAGCACAAGTCGTATGGCCGTATCTTCACACCCATCTTTGAGGTATTAGATTGGGTTAGCATGGACGGCAAGACCGAAGAACCCGCACGCCGTAGAGTTCGCGCTTAGTTCACTACTTTCTGCCGTGTGACAGACGGCAGTCGGGAGGGAAATATGCTATATCTAGATTTTGAGACTCGCAGCGAATGTGATTTACCAACGCACGGCGTATACAATTACGCTAGAGATGCTAGCACCGAGGTGTTGTGCCTGTCCTATGCGTTCGACAATGAAGAAGTGCAAACATGGACACCTGACGCGCCATTCCCTGAAGCTATTCGTAGCTATACAGGTGAGATCCGCGCTCACAATGCTGCCTTCGAGCGTTTAATTTTTTGGTACGTTCTACATATAAACTTCAAGCTAGAGCAGTTCTACTGTACGGCTGCACAGGCACGGGCTAACTGCCTGCCTGGAAGCCTTGAAGATGTAGGCCGTGCGCTCAGCAGCAGAATGAAGAAAGACCACAGGGGCAAGCAGCTTATACGCTTGATGTGTGTACCGCCCTTCAACAACTCCCCCACCCTCATGCAAGAGATGA